TGAGCACACAACGTGACGTTGTTGTGAGGTGCGCGATGCGCCTCTGCGCTTCATTGGATACTCCGCGTAGTTTAGCGGTATTCCTGATGCTGAAGTACCAGGAAGATCTCCAGCTGTTACAGTTGGAGACTAGCGCGCGAAGCTATCTTGAATCAGACCTACATCAATTTCGAGATGACTACCTGGTCACCGAATACTTATCAAAGTACGTCGGATTACAGACAGGCCTCGATCTTGACGAAGTCGCTCTCCTTACCTTTAGGGAAGGAGAGGCGGCCTGCGCCGAGACGAACAAACGCCTTTGCTCGAATGACCCAAACTGGGTGCGCTTTGAAGCAGCTATATCGGCTGCCCAGCGTTTTATACATTCAGCGATTGGCCGGCGTCCGTCTTGGTTAAAATTGCAGAACCGATTCAGATGGGGAAAGGGTGCGACAGCGACCTTAAAAGGACGCGACGCTCGCATCGACAAAAAACTCCGTGAGGAGCGTATTTCAGTTACACAGGGGGCCCTCCCTTACCTAAGGGCGGCTATGGCGACTGACTATTCCTGGCTGAGAGCCAGGGGGTTGGTTGCCGCCGGACCACTTTCTGTTCTAGATAGCGAGTTTGAAATCGTCAAATGGAACAGAGTGGCGCTGGTTGATAAAAACGCGAAGACAAAAAGGACGATCGCAGCCGAGCCGACAGGGAATCTCTTCCTGCAGCTCGGAATTGGGTCGTACTTCCGTCAATGCCTCCTTCGCGTCGGTGTTGATCTGACTTCACAGGAAGTGAATCAGGTCCTTGCAGAGCGTGCTTGTGATCTCGGTCTTGCGACTGTTGATCTTAAGAATGCTTCGAACACCATATGCAGGGAACTAGTTTGGTTGCTGTTCCCTGAGCCTTGGGCGCAGATGCTGGATGACCTGCGCTCACCGGCTAGCCTTTTGCCAGATGAAACCGCAACCCGCCTCGAGATGTTTTCGAGTATGGGAAACGGCTACACCTTCGAAATGGAGACCCTGATATTTTGGGGCCTCTGCCGAGGGCTGGCGGAAGTTAGCGGGTATGGCGGTGCACTGGTTTCGGTATACGGTGACGACATCAT